GTCTATTCCATAGGTGTGTGCCTTGAAACTCTGGTGTCGTTGTCATTATGCAAGGTCTCCGTGATAAATTGCAAAAACTTCTGCCCTATCAACAGCAGAATTTGCTTCATATGTGTTACACTCGCCATTAGTAGTTAAGTCAGCTATAACGTAAAGTTGGTTTGCATTATTACTCCAATTAAATGACCCAGAAGCAGCGTAATCATCATTTACAAAAGCACTTGAAAAATTAACCTCAAAGACCCCCACACCGTTATCTGTTAATGATGCAGTATTTAAGCTATCTCTAATAGCAACAGTGCCTGTGCCATTAAAGTTAACCCAATTCTTCGCACTACCATTGACAACGAACTGCGTATCAACCGTGCCAGCGGTGCTGTGTTCTAGTTGATCTGCTACAATTTTTCCAGCCATTATGCTAGCCCCCCCATAACAATACCGTTTGAAATAGCCGTGTCATCTAGCGAACCAGTGTTTTGCTCTGTTGTCGCAACAAATACCTCGCCAGCATTATCTCCACGAATAACGTTACAATTTCTGTTTGAGTTTGTTGCACCATTAGCACTGCTAGTTTCAGAGCAATCTCCAACGCAGGACATTGTTGTTGTATTGCTCATGTTGTTTGTTAGAGATATGGTCATTCTTCCATTTGCTCTGTCATTCAATGAACTGACGTTTAACCCACCAGAAACTAATGTGCTGTTATTGGTTACGTTAAACAAAGCCTTCGCCAACCCCTGTTGAAGATTAGTTGTTGTGCTATTGCCTTCACCTGTGACCGCAATAGAGCCAGCAGTGGTTGTACCAGTGAGCGTGTTTACCTTGACCGTACTCATGCTAAATCTCCCAAAGCTGAACATATTGCTGTACCTGAATCAAATTCAGCAGATGCAGATGTACCCGCATAAATGCTTTTAAAAGACCATGAAGAGGCTGTTCGTGCAACGTAAGCGTTGTCTTCAGCTAGACATGTAGAATATTCAGTGCCTCCAATAGCATTGATAGCCGTGTTACCAGTAGTGGTGCTATAATTGGCATTGCTCATTGCATTATTCCAATTTACTTTTCCATATCCTGTGCCACTGTCAGTTAAGGAAGATGTATTGAAACTTGTTGTTATTGCTGGCGTTTCTTGATTAAAATGACAAAACCCTTTTGCTGCATGCTGCTTAGTCAGCGTAGCTGGGCTGCTACCATCACTTGCTACGATTGTATCTGCTTTTAACGTACCCATCTAAGCCACCACTAATGTTGCGCCACTGCTGACTGTGACAGTCACGCCAGTTGCTATGGTTAGTGGGCCAGCCGCCAGCCCATTCGTATTTGCAGCAACGGTCACATTTGTATCCAGTTGCTTTTCATGTACGCGGATGATGTCCGCAGTACCGCCGCCACTGTCACCCAAAAACGAACCACCACCTGTGCTTTGATCAACCCAATCGAGTGTGCCTGAACCGTTTGTTTTAAGAACCTGACCAGAAGAACCGTCACCGTCTGGCAGTGTGAATGTCACCGTTGTTGAGACCGCTGATGGTGCTTGAAACTTGATGGATGCACTTGCGTCATCGTCAGCAAGAGACAGAACGTCAATGCCATCTGTTCCTGCCGCAAAGTTCTTGAGATGGCTAAGCACCTCTCTCAGCGCGTTATTAACATCGCTGGGCAGCATACTCGATTCTTGCAGATTTACGCCACCGACGTCCGTATTGTTTGCGGCGGTAGCATCATATTCGGTGAGTTTATTCTTTGGCATCAATCGGCCTCCTGAATGGTGTTACCTTCAGCTACCCACTCAAGGATGGCTGCGTAGTGGCGGTTGGCTGGGTCAAGGGGAACTTCCATAGAAATACTGTCAATCGTTGCGGCAATAACTGCATTAGCAGTATCAGCCCTGTTTCTAATATATTTTGCTGACGTGATGTTCATCTATAACTCCGCATCTGCTTTTGTTGGATTGCTGCCGCCATAAAAAATAGCATGACTGTTGCCCGAGTTATATCTCTGTGCAAACTGTTTATTTGTTCCATCCGCTGTTCCAGTAACATCACCGCTTATGGTAGGTGTTGCTCTCATTTCTGGACTAAACCACCATTGAAGATAATTAGTATTGCCCGTGCCACTGTATGCTTCATCACTTAAAATTTGAAAATAGCGTTTGCATCTAGCCAACTCATCCCCAATAGAACGATGTTCAAACTCTGTCGCTGTGCCACCCACCTCAAGCTGGACGCCTGTTAAGTAAAACTCATTGCTAGTGCTATCCATTACATTGACTTGACCAGCCGCACGATTGACTGTTGTGTTGTGCCAATTGTTTGCAGTTAGTGTTCCACTGCTATAATTGGAGCCAGCCATTAGCCACCAATTAATAAGAAATCCAAGCGTGTTGTCGTCTGTTATAGCTGTTGTTTGATAGCCGTCAAAAGTTACTTCAACTTTCTGCCAAGTATTCGCTGATGCTATTGTGTATGGTTGTGGGTTGATATAACCAGCATCTGCGTGCTGTATTTCAACAATATGTATTCCTGTTTTAGGAGACCTAACCCAAAATTGAAGAGTTAAAGATTTTGCGCCTGATGTACCATACTTAAGATGTTGTAGGTCTTGACCCTCAAACCTATGTGACAAAATTTCATAATCCGATGCAGCTACAGAAGTGTCAGCAGTTGTTACATCGAGCTTTAGAGAATTAGAAAACCCCTGTCCAGATGGCACTGTTGTTGACTGACTATATGTTAATCGTTGTGAGCCACTACCCCCAAGACCGAAACGGTCAAGTCCATATGTGTTGGTATAAACACCAGTCTGGGTTCCGCGTTGATTTATAGTCATTGCACCGTTGATAATCAGATTCCTGTTGCCCCCAATCTGACCGCCGTTAATGCTGGTCAGGTGTGCTGCAACAGCAGAGGCAATCGAGCCAAGTGCGCCGTCCTTCAGCAAAACGCTGTCAATCGTTACACCAGATCCGCTTGTCTTTTCACTGATTGTGTCTGTGCTGAGACTGTCCGCCGATGGGTTGGTCATAGCAACAGTGCCAGCGTTTACGTCAGCCAGATCCGCCATCAACTCGCGGATGGCATTGTTTATGCCAGATGCGGCGCAGTTCTCGTCAATGTCTACCGACTGAATGTCAGTGTTTGACGCGGCGGTTGCCGAAAAGTCACGAATGGAGTTTTTTGCCATTTATCTCTCTCCTGTAAGCAGGCCAGACATAGTTCCTACTGTGCCGCCATAAAGTCCTGTGTTGCGTCCAACTCTTGCCAGTCGCGCCTGCTCTTGCGCTCTGCGTGCAATCAGGCGGTCGAGAAACGCTCTTTGTGCTGCCGCATCTGTAGCAAACAAATCACGCGATAAAGCGCTGCCCACTCTGCCAGATGTCGTTGCGCGGTCTGTGACACGACCAGCCAAGCTGCGTGCGGCTGGGAGCGGGTTGCCCATCAGCATTGATGAAACTGCATCTGCTGTTTCTGTAAGGTTGGCTGCGTCCTGCTGCCGGAGTGCCGTTTGGCTTCCTGCTTGCGGGGATGTTCGAGCGCGTGTTTTGACTTGCTCAGTGCGTGCCAGCATACGCTTCTCAAAAGCGTCAAACGTGTCGCCGTCAGGAAACGCAGAACGAAGCAGTTTGCGCTGTTTTTTGTTGCCGAAAATCTTACGTCCTGCGTCTGCCATATCCGCAGTGTTGTCCACGCTGTTGCGCACAGCCTGTGCCACGCCGATGCGAAATGCCTCTTTCTCAGAGTCGGACATAGCTTTTACTTTGCCTTCCAACTCGTCCGGCTTCATCTTGAAAAAGCCTTCGCCATCTTCAATAGCCTCACGCAGACGCGCATCACCAGCAAACTTGTTGCGTGCTGTTTTGTAAGCGCTCTCACCGTCTATCTTTGGCGATGCGTCATCTAGTATCTTAATAAAATCTGCACGCGCACCTTTCAGGCCACGCTCAACGCCACGCCCGATGGATGTCTTTGACTGCCCACGCTTGCCCAGCCCCATTACTTCATCGAGACCCATTTTTATATAGTGCATCTCTTTGAGGGACAGGTCGTCTAGCTTCTGACCTTTGATTAGCTGATCAGCCGATGGCATATCTACACCGTCAAACTTCGCCAGATTGCGTGCTTGCTCCACAGCCTCATCAAAAGCTGGCAAGCTGAACAGACGCTTAATATCGTCTGTAACATTGACTGTAACAGGAGCGCCGTTGACGTTAAACGCTGCGTCATAGTCGTTGCCTGCATTGGCTGCTTGACGCGTTGCGATCTCGTCCAGAGCTTCTGTGGCGCTTTTTCCGCCTGCAAGTACGCTGCCGACATCGTTTGCAATCTCATCTCCAAGATTAGCTGCGCGGTCATCCAGAGCCTTTGTAGCTACGTCACCGCCGTCACCAGCGATGGTGGTTGCCCCTCTTGCCAGCCTGCGTGTAGATTCGCCTGCTACGTCAGGAATCATCGCATCTGTCACGCCCATAGCGGCTGTGTCGTCCAGTGCCTTTTGTACTGCCTCTGGTGATGTGCCAGCTTCCTCAAATGCTTGGATAGCTTTTAGATCTGCAGTGTCCTGTGCGGCCTTTTCTGAAACGCCAGAACGCACGCGGTTGGTCAGGCTTTTGCCTGCGCCAATAACTGCTGGCAAAGCTGATCCGGCAACACCGCCGATAGTACCGCCAACAAGTCCGCCAGCAAGACGGCTGGCAGCATCTTCACCAGCGCCTATGCCAGCAATCGCGCCCTCTGTTGCGCCTATAGCACCGCCAAGTCCGGCAGTGCCAGCCTTCTCTAAAACCTTTCTGCCAAGCGCTGTGCCTGCGGCTCTTGCGCCGCCCAAGCCACCTGTAACAAGACCGCCGCCTATTTCTGCCGCAAGTGCAGTGGCAGGGTTCTCTGCTCTGAAGTCTTTTAACTGCCCACGAACATCAGAGACCGTTTTGCCGTAATCACCAAGCAGGCCAAAACCTGTGCGCAAGCCTGCCTCCACTTCATCGCCAAAGCCAAGCAGTGCGCCCTGACCTAAAGCGGTGCGTGCAAGATTAGCAAGATATCCATCGTCATCATCTTTGCGTTTGTTTTTGGTTTCGACATTCTTTCGCTCACTGGCGATGCGGTTCACAAAATCTTGCTTTTGTCTGTCGGTCATATCATTGAAGTCGTCGCTAACTTCTATAACCCCGACACCGTCTACTTTTATCTTAGGCATTACTTGACCACCTCATAGCTAACGTCGCCGCTTGTTGTTGGGTTGGTATAGTCGGAGAAATCAAAAGCACTGCCGCCCTGAGTTTTACGGCGGCGGTTGATGTTGCGCTTGCGAAGCTCAATGGCACGCTCGTTTAAATCACGAAGACGCTTTAACTGAGCGCGGACAACTTTCGTGTCATTTTTGTTTGCAATGATTTCATTCAATGCACGCTGCGCGTCACCTTCTGTCTGCACACCTTTGTTCAAGCGCAGAGTATCGTTTCTTAGTTTTTCCAAGAAAGTGTCGAACTGTGCGGAGTTGACCTCCTCTTCGCCAGCTATACCAAGACCACGCTGCACGCTGTCAGACATACCTTCAAAGAATCCAAAGCCGAGCTTGTCTTGATCAATAAGGCCAGTGTAGCGGTCTATTTCTGAAAGGATGCCGCTAGAGGTATCGATTGCGAAGAAGTCATCATCCTCTGCCTTCTGAGCCGATGTGCTAAGAGGCTTGTCGGCTTTCTTTTTCTGCTCTGCCGCAGTAATCTCATCAAACACATCGCTGCGCTTGACCTGAATGTTTCCATCTGCGTCTTTCGTGTAAGTGTACTTTCCACCACCTAACAGGCCAGACTCCATCTTCTTTGGCTGCTGATAAACGACCTTCGGGTTAGCGCGGTCAGTTAGGTCAAGCAGTGAGCCGCCAACGACCTGAAACCTGTTTTGATTCAGCCTGTCCTGTCGAGCTTGTTCTAGTCGCTCCTGCTCGTCCTGACGCTTCTGGGCTTGATTAAAGGCTTTCTGATACATCTGCATCCCCTGCGCCAGCGACCCACCTAATGAGGTGGGCTTGCCTACAGAGGGAGCGCCACCAGCCAACAGGCCAGTTGCTAATCCCATGATGCCCTGCGTGCGGGGGTCGTTGAAGTCCTTACCAAGCAGACCGCCCATATTGTTACCGCCGCCAAATGCCATCTGCTACTCCTACATCATTCCCAGCAGGCCACCACCTACTGCACCAAGCATCGGGTTACCAAACATCGCGCCAAGCTGCGCACCACCTAATGCACCGCCAAGTGCAGATGAGGTTGAGTTGCGGAACACTGGCTCGATAGTGTTTGAACCAACTGTGCCACCGCCAACAAGCGCCATATAATCTTTGAGCTTTTGCGCATCGATGTTTTGCTCGAAATTAAAGCGGTTGACCGCATCTTGCAGTTCAGCTTGTGACTGACCTTCTCTTGCAGAACCTACTGCCGCAAGCTGCTGTAAATCTTGGTTCTGTGCTGTTGCCGCCTGACCGATTGCTGCCTGCTGTGCCTGCAGTGCGGCTGGTGCTAATGCTGCCGCCAAAGCCTGCTGGTTAGCGCCTGACCCATATCTGCCTGCTTTTGCAAACTGGCTCTGCACTTCATTAACCACAGGTGCAAACGCAGCACTCATCAAAGGGTTTGTCCCCATCAAGTTCTGCTGCACAACATTTGCTGTTTGCGCTGTCATGCTGTTTGGATCGAGCGCACGCTGACGCATCATGTCCAGAGACATTTCGCTTTCTGGAGAAAAGCCGACAACCGTCGAGGCTGGATAATAATTTGGCATATTAGAGTCAAACTGTTGACGCGCTTGCTCTAAACCAAATTCAAGAAACGGCTTTGCATAGCTTGGCGGCTCAACCTGTGTATTAACAGTTTGCTGACCGCCGCCTCCACCACCTTTAGACATATTCTTTCACTCCTACCGTTGCGGCTTCTTCATAGCCCTCTAATGCGCGAACCCATCCGCGCCGCCCTATAATTTCACAGGCCACACAATCCCAGCGCTTTGACCACTCGATTGCTGCAGCCTCTAGTTCCTGCAAAGTCTCCAGATTCCCACCCGCAAGCCAAAAGCGAAGCGTTCTGCGCTGCGGATAGTCTATAACCTCTGTTACCAAACCCGCATCCTCTGCAGGCCAGAACTGAGCGTCCCCTTTCAGTATCGTTGCGAACACATCGCCCATTTTGTGCGACCCATGAGCGTATTTTAAGGCCGCTTCTATGAAAGGCGCACAGTGCGTCCATCTAGCCGATAATGACGTATCCGAAGGTTCTATCGGTCTGGCTGTTGTTTGCGTGGGTGACTGTAAAACTTTGCTTTGCGCGGGTGCTGACATGGATTGTCCCGTTGCCTATTTCTGCAGATGCGTTTGCTGTGGTTGGCATCAACAAGATAATGCTGTCCAAGCCTGCGCGATAATCTGTGACTGCCGTTGTTGCGGCACTTGCGGTGCAAGTAAACGTGCCTGTGCTGTTTAATTTGCCGTCCAGCACACCGTTCACAACTTGTGAAATCTCACGCGGGTTGTTTGCCTCAGATGGCAGTCTGCGAAAGTTAGCGTCTGCCAATAGTCCGACCCTCTATGTCTACGCCCTGTGCAAATGACCAGTCACCTGTGATATTCATACGAGCGCGGTGAAAGCGCCCCTGAACGCGATGCTGGCAGAAGCCTTCGTCTGTAAGGCTGGCGGCAGTATCAAATGACACCGCATCGTCCTGCCTGTCTCTTGCGCCTAATTGCATCGTCACAGAGCCGTTTTCAAAATACGGCACTGAGCGTGTGACAACGGTGTGCCTGTTTTGCGTTAGCGCAAATTCAGACGTTTCAATAGTTCCTGAAAGAACTGATCCAGTGAAGCTATAAATCTTTTTATCAAAGCTGCCCCCAAAGAAGAACGTCCCACCTTTATAAATAGACGAGTCAAGAGGTGCTGGAAGGCTGTCCAGATTAGCAGCAAGATTGTCCAGATCCTCAACCGTATACGCTGGAGTGAACATAGGCGCGATAAGCTCCGCCTGCACTTCCAGAATAGACCATCGTCCCAATGCGTAATTATAAACCAAGACTTTGTCTGGCGTATCGTCTGTCGCGCTGTTTGATACATACGACCAGCAAACAATCTGGTTAGATGGATCGACCGCAGCAGACATTTTTTCAATGTGTGCATCATCAAAATCCTTAAAGAAAAACTCGTTTATTTTCTCAGCGCCGATGGGCTGGGACTGCTGTCCGTTGAAGCTGTAAAAGCCGTCCTGAGACAAATAGAATACGTTTCCACCAACATTCGTGACGCTGTTTGGGTACGGGCATCCGCGCTGTGTTTCCACGCGGTTGATTTCGTAGATAAGCGGTGAGCCTACATAGTAAGCAACAGCGATGGCACGCTCTAAAAGTATGACCGCTCTTTCGCCACCCACTAATCCAGTGACAGCGCCTGCGTCTGGAATAATTTGTGAGTCTGCTTGGTCTGTGCCAATCGTCCAGCTTGTCTCATCATTGAGGCCAGACCAGCGCACTTTATTTGGCACGCGCCCTGAACCCTCATCGATGTTTGCCGTCCACACCTGATCTCTTACAACAGCGATAAAGTCTGCCTTTGGCGGTGTGCCTGACAGGTTGCTGAAAGCTGAGTCAGTGCCGACATTAAACTTTTGCAGTTCTTCACCAGTGCCGCCTGCCGCAATAACATTTGTGCCAAACTGGACAAACCGCCACCGCTCTGCGCCTGCCAGATCATACGCCGGAGAGCCAGACTTGCTGACATCGTCCAGAGCGTTTGTTCCCTGATTGAACTTGTATAACTTGCCCTGATCGCCACAAAAAAGACTGACTGTATCGTCTGCAGCTTTGGCTGCTACTATGCCTCTAATGCGATGGTCTGCTGCGTTGCTAAACTCCACAAAAGACGGGAAGCTGCGATAACCGCTCGCGGCGGGTATGACGTTTGTTGCTACAGTTACTCCTGCGTTATTTACGTCAGGCTGATCTGGCAACCATTCTCCAAAGCGTATCATTGTTGTAACCAGACCTCACTGCCTTTTGATTGAACCGCCCACACCTCTGAGCCTGCGGTCTGAATAGTCCAAGTCTCGCTGCCAGCCGATACGTTTGACCAATCTTCCCCAAGTATCTTTCCTGTAGCTGTAACGGATGCCGATGCTGTAGCCGTTGCCACCATAGAGAACTCGCCTGTGGCTGCTGCGGTGACAGTGGCCTCTGTGCTTTCGGATGCCGTCACGAAAAACACAAAGTTTGCAACAACGTCATTGACGGTCGCTGCGGTGTCTGCCGTTGCCACCATCTGCCGCACAGGTATTGCTGAGGCGGTAGCCGTAGCACTTACTGTCGCGCTGCCGACAGGTATTTTTATCGCTGTCGCGGTTGCTGTAACTGTGCCGACACTTGCAACAGTTGCGTCCATAGTGCGCACGCGAGTTGCGGCTGCAGATACGGTAGCGCTGGTGGATACCGTTGCGTCAACCTCAATCGCAAACTGCAACTCTGCTGTGACGGTCGCCGACGTAGATACAGAAGCCGCGCCCTGCTTTACAGCCAGCGATGACAGCGCGTCTAGATTCCCGAAGGTATCCAGAGCGTCCATCAGCCCCCATGTGTCAAGCTGCTCTAGCGTCGGGTTACTAAACTCAACCTTATCCAGATCAGATGTGCTATCCAGCGAACCAACGATGCTGTCGAGCGGTGTGGTTATCTGGTCAAGATTCGGTGTCCCCAAAGCCATGACTGCCCCCTATTAGGCGGCTGTGATAGTTAGAGAGCCGCTTGCTACTTTCAAAATGTCTCCAGACCCGATGGCTTTGCCAGTGGTGAACGCGCCATGAAAAAGCTGGTTTCCGCTGCTTGCAGCGTCATAAATAGCCCAATGGGAAACTGTACCCCATGACCCTGTTGCTGCATCAAACTCGACGGCTGCGTTTGTTGAAATGCTGCCGCTTGCCGCTGATGCAAATGTAATCGCTTTGCGGCTGTAATTGTTGCCGCTTAATTCTGTGCCAGAGTTATCGTCTGCCATTGAGCCAGTAGAAAGCCCAAGATAGACGGCAGATGGCGATGATGTGCTGGCTGTTCCTGTGAAGTGATCGAGAAACTTCAGTTCTAAATAATCTGACATTGCAGACATGATTTTATCTCCTAAATATTCGCCTGACGCTGATAGACGGACTGTATCTGCAACGTGCCAGTGCCGTAATGCGCACGCTGCTCATCCTTTCGGATCTCTTCGATGATGCGGCTAAACTTCTGGTCGTATAACTGCGCACGCTGGTCGTCCATTAGGTACAGATACGCTTCCACAAGTGAGCCTGTAAGATACGCGTCAGGATGGCGGGTCAGCATTGTGTTTGTCAGGTTTGACGATGACAAAGCTTCGAGACTGCCCACATAAATAATCTCTGCGGTGTAAGTGCTGTCTGGCACAGGGCGCAGTTTGATTTCTGTGCCGACTATCGAATAGGCAACAGGCTTGCCGTTTGCCCCGCTTGGGTAGGTGTTATCCAGAGCAACAGGTGACATATACTCCAGCACAGTGTTCGGGCTGGTGTTTAACTTTACCTCACGCACCTCACGCAAATCTGTCGGCAGGGCTGTGTACTCATCGCCCACCGCAAGCGTGGCCTGCGCACGCTTCTCCTGTTCGCGTGTCTCTAGCTCACGCGACAAACGCGCTTCGCAGAGCGTAATGAAGTCAGGTATATTCGTCGTCAGATCTGTTCTGGCGAGACTGTTTGCAATCGCCGTTTGCAGTTCTGTATATGTCGTGATCGCCATTAGATGCGTCCGCCGCTTGTTCTAAAATGTCTGTTCTCAGGATCATTCAACCACTTTGCCCAATCCTTCGGGTTATCGGCTGGATGACCAAACTTCTCACGAAGCTGCATATATAAAAGGTTCGGAATGTCAGCGACCTTTTGATGATGTCTTTGCGTGTTGCCGATCAGGTTGCCGTATTTCCACTCGTTCTGCTGACGCTTGTTAGCTTCCAGCACTTGCTTGATATGCTGCTTTTGGATGATCTCTGCCTGACCATCGCGGTCAAAATTCATCCAAGTTTCTTTGCCGGAAGATGGGTCAGAAGAAAGTAATTTTTTCATGTGAAACCTCAATAAAAAAGGGCGACCGAAGCCGCCCTTTCGATGGTGTTTACTGTTCGGCTTATGAGCCTGACAGACCGATAACGGCAGCGTGTGCCTTCGGTGCGTCTGGCTGCAGAGTCCATTCACACAGAATTTGGCGCTTAGTCGCGTCACCTGTTGGAGCGATTTCTTGCTCAACAAAGTTACGTCCGTTAATTGCGCCGACTGCAACGTGGTCTGGGTCAATCAAGAACACTTTGTCGTTAGACATGAATCTTGATGGAATGACCTCAAGCTGACCGAAGTCGTTGAACAGCACTGAGACCGCACCATTGAATGTGATGGGCTTAGATGCTGTTGTGTTGACTTGGTTAGTGACCAAGTTTGTGCCTGACTGAGTCAGGTCTGAGATGTTGGCGCGGTTTGTTGCGCTGGCAACCAACAAACGTGGGTTACCACCGTCTGTCCAAGCTGCCTGCATTGACGCGTCAATCTGAGCAAGTGTCAGCGCACGCGCTGTACCTGTCAGGTCAGCAACATCAGTTCCGTCGCCTGTAGCAAAAGCCATGTCTGATGGCTTGTCACCATTGGTGATCCAAGTGATCAGAGAAGCTGACTTTCGTGGGCTGCCAGAATCACGAGCTACGTTTGTGTCACCGATTGACTTTTCGATGTCTTTACGCAGATCCAATCCGGCTAAAACGGTCTGATATGCTATCTCAGATTCCACGCCTGCTTTGTCAACGGACTCGACCGTCCCGCTTATCAAAAATCCACGAGTGGATATTTGAGCGTAATTTCCGAGTCTTGTCAGAGCGGTCACGCCTGTATCGGTCATGTCCGCGCCTTCAGTGCGGTGGTTATTGGTCGCAGCACTTGCTAGTTCTTGAACAAGAAACTCTCCAAAGATGCCGCTTGTAGTGCGCTTCTGCGCACCGCTGTAGATGGGAGTCTCATCGCTGTCTATCCTCGCAATTACATCAGAGAGGGATTCCCGCTCACCAATTTTGGTGGATGTGGTTAAAGTCGCCATTGTATTACCTCACAAATTTAGCGTTGTAGAAGAAGATCAACCGCAGAGGCTATTGTTCCCTCTTCGGCGTGACGTTTGCGCAGTTTGTCTCTGCGCCTGCTTGCCACTTCATTCTTTGAGCGAGGAACTCCGGCCTTTGCCATCTTGGGTGCGCGTCTAACCTTTTTCTTAACCTCTGGCGTGCTGGCGTTCAGCCTGCTCAGTTGCATTGAATGGTACAGAGCAACAATGGCTCTATGGTCGGCTGCATTTGCAATCTCGTCATCGGTGTAGCCCAATGTCTTTGCGTATGTGATAAGATCCTGACGTTCTTTGTCGCGGACTTTTTCATCTTTCCACTGAGGCAGTTTTTGAAGCATAAGATCTGACTGTTGTGCCAGATGCCTACGCATCAAGTCTTCTGTCTCAACCGCACGCTCTTTTGCAACGCGAGTCTGCTCGACCTGTACCTTTTGATAGTTTTCTTTGCGCATTTGCCAATCTTGAACAAGACGGGCGTATTCCTTCGCATCAAGCTGCTCGTAAGCCTTATCCCAATCAGGCTCTTGTGTAAGACCCTGTTCAAGTTGCTGTTGAAGCTGCTGAAGTGATTGTGCATACGCGTCACGCAGTTGTGCGGTTTCAGCACGCTGTTGTTGAAACTGAGATTGTTCAGCCTCAAATTCTTTGCGCTGGTCTGACAATTGCTGCGTCTTTTGCGTGTAATCAGATTCCCGCTGATAACCTTTGAGGGCTTCCTCAAGCGTTACATCTACTTCCTGCCCATTTACTTTGACAGTGTAAACTTCCTGCTCTTCGTAATCTTCCTCATCGGCGTCATCGATTGCCTGATCATCTTCTTCTGCCTCTTCCTCAGATGGCTCGTAATCACCACCCTCAACGGCTTCGGCTTCCGAAGGCATAACCTGATCTTCCTCAGTAACGGTCTCGTCAGGTTGGACAGCCTCTTGCGGTTCAGTTGCCTCTGTCTGAGACTGAAGTAGCAAGCCTGCTGCATCTTGTAATGAAAGTGAACTGGACTCCTGTTTAGGTTGATCCATCCTTAACTCCTAAATTTATTAAATTTTCAGCCTATCCTTCGCAAGTTTTCCATCTTCAAGAACTTTCGCAAAGTGTCCCTTAAAGGCTTCAAGTGCTTGCAGAAGCTGGTATATGTGTTCGCGACTTTGTTGGTCAGCAATGCCTGACTCTTTCCACGCGGACACAAATTCTTTTTCAAGCGTTTCAAACGCCTCTGTTATCATTGGTTCGCGCAGTAGCGTTTCGGCTCTTGCTGCACGATCCACCTGATCTCTCAGTTTACCTTCGTTCATCTGAGTTTCGTAAATCCTGTTAAATCCATAGGGGTGCGACCGTAGTATTGCGGACGGTACGCATAAGACTCTTGGAAGCGGCGGTTAGCTGCATCGAAGTTAAAACCAGACGGCACGTTTGTCGGCGCTCTATCAAGAGCGGTCATCCGCACAAACATATCTGGGTTTGCTGGGAAGTCGCTGATAGGCCCACGCCGCTCTGAACTGTCCGGCATACAAGCGCCAACACTCTCATCGAAACTGTATCCCTCTGGGCAGCGCGGCTGATTTGTAATTGGGTTCATCTGCGGCTGTATAGGCTGATCATCGCCTGAGCCTGTAAAGCCTGAACCTGTGTTCGCGCCAATGATAGACCCATCTGGCATAACCACATAATCAGGGTTTCCGTTATCATCGTACATCAACCGACCGCCCTGCTGGATTCCGATCTGCATATCTCCAACGCTACCGAAGCGGGGCAAGCCTGCGTCTGTTGTAAACATACTTTCTGTGCGAGTTTTGCCACCCATATCGTTTGAGGAACCCAGCAAGCCTTCTACAAACTGACCGCCCTTCACGATTGGGTTATTGAAATAATCAACTGCATCGCCAGCCAGAGCGTTCAGGTCGTCTCTGCCTCTCTGGTCTAAAAAGTTATCGCTGAGAGCCGACACCACTTCAGAGTCTTGGTCTACGCCCTCAGAAGATGCAATAATGTTGTTAAACATTTGCTGGTCTGTGAGGCCAGTGTTTGTTATTCCGGCTCTTGCTGTATCAGCGCTAAACTCCCCCGCAGCACCGATGCCATAAGAATCTTTGTTTCCTGTAGCTATATCCGCAGCCGTCTTTGCTAAATTTTCTGGCTCTAAGGATGGGTCAGCGCCACGCTTATAAGTGCCGGACTTTTCATCAAAATACATTTCTTGCGGCAAAACCATATTTGCATCATTCATGGCAATCTGGTCTGCTGCCTGCTGTGACATATATGATGGGGCTAACATCTTAACAAAATTAGCCGCAGACGTATCTATCGGACGGCGCTCTACACGCGCCTGTGGTCGTGGCGCTGCGAAAGCCTGCGCCACAGCCTGACCTACGTTTCCGCCTGTAAAATCGTTGCCGCCGGACGCTGCAAATTGCGCGGCCTGTTGGGAAGCTGCACTTCTTGCGTTTGCGTTTCCGCCGCTGAATGGATCTGCGGCTGCAAATATACCAAGCGCAGCGCGGGAGTCGTTTCTCCCAGCGTAAGTGTCTTTTTCTGAACCCTGTGCCAAAGTTTGAGAGCTAATCTTTACACCATCACCCGCTTTGTAATCATCGCCGGATGTAAAGGTAACGCCGTCTGGCTCATCGCCGCCACTGTCGCCGCCGCCATCGCAAAAGCAAACAAGCGGGTCGACAAACTCTAGCTCAAATGTCTTTTTGTTGAACTTCATCATTAGACAGTCTCTTTGTAAGTGCCACCAACGTGGCTAAAGCCCATGCGGGTTAATAGTTCATGCGTCCTGTCGGTGTTTACATTTGTTGAAACACCGATGCAGACCTCTTTTGCGCCTTTGCTCTTTGCCCACTTGCTAAAGGCTTTCAGCAAGCGGATGCCAACCATAGACCCGCGCTTATCTTTCCTGACATACCAAAGATGGTCAGAAGCCATAAAATCATCGCCGAAATAATACGGCACAAGCTGCCCCATAATCATGCCGACTATCTGCCCATCTTCTTCAGCGCACATTGAAAAGTGCAAGTCAGGTCGGGACAGATACCTCTGCCCAAACTTGCGACACTTTTCGTGGCTATAATCGAGGCTCGCAAAAGCCCCCTCTTTGTGCATAGCCGCCCCAAGCTCGATCATCGGGTCGATGTCGGCTTCAGTCATTAATCTGTATTCAATCATGCGCGGGGCAGATTTGTGCTTATCTCTGCGTCTGTCATAGCTTTAGCAACACGCAACTGACTCTC